GTTATACCAGTTAAAAGAGGTGGTGATACTGAAGTATTTACTCCAGTATAAGAAATAATTTCATTGTCAATTCTAATATATCCTGGATTTGTAGATGCAACAGAAACATTTTCAAAAGTATTAAAACTAGCAATAGCAACGCTTTCTACGGGAATACTATCTGTTGAAGTTGAAGCATAGTTGCTAAAAAGTTTAGTTGGTTTTAAATCAGATATTGCATTACTTATTGTTACCAAATTCTGGGAAGAATTCATTCCATGATTTTTGTGGTAAACTTTGATATGCAATCCATCGGATAATGTTTCTATTCCTCCAATAGGAATGGTAACATTTCCTCCAATTCCATTTAAATCTGTAGAAACACCTGCATTATTTACATATCTTACAGTGTTTCCTACACCAGTAATATATTCTCCTTGAACTTGATCTATAATTAGTTGATTTACTCCAGAAACTTCCGAAACAGACAGTCTTAAGTTTCTACCAAGATTTTTTGTACCGATCGTTGATATTCCTAATACGTCTCCTGCAGAGTATCCAGTTCCGCCATTTGAGATTGTTGCAGCTACTGCAACACCATTAGTTATAGTAATATTTGCTCTTGCATCTCTACCATCTCCAGTTATTGTATTCAGTACAACATTATTAAATACAAAAGATCCTGAAGAAGGCGTATATCCAATTCCCGCATTAATAATTCCTAGGGTTCCAAATGCAGATCCTGCATATCCAACAAAATTGCCTGTAGCATTGCTATTTTGTTGGATGATCGTATTTCCCAAAGTCGGAAGATTTGATGTTGCAATTGTAGTCCCAATTCCAACTTTAACTTTTTTAGAAGTTACCTCTAAGGAGTCTCTTACTAATGTAGCTACTTGATTGTTACCAAGACTTAAATTTGGATTATAAAAGTTTATATTTCCGCCACTTACAAAGTTTGCTCTGTTTAACTTAAATTTCAAATCTTCAAATTGGCTTGGAGTCCAAGTGGATCCATTTTGTGATTTAAATAATGATCCACTTAATGGTTGTTTAGAGACTAAAACTTGCTCTTGCTCTGCTAAAGCAGTAGTGCTGACATCAATCTCAGTTAATCTTGAAATCCATACATTATAAACGCTAGAGTTTGATAAAATTGCTAATGCATGAAATTGTTTTCCTGCTAGATAGACTGGAGATTCAAAAGTAACTCTAGTTGGTAAAGATGCATCTTCGGAAATTTGAATATCCTTTGGATTAATTACCACTTCACTAAATGGATAAACCTCACTGGTAGGAAGACCCAACTGCATGGGTCTTAACTGAATAGTTACTGGAAGTTCTGGGTCTCTTGAATAAAAATATAAATCAACAGAAGTGGCAAAAATGCCACTTTCCGGTTCAATATAAAAAGATTGAGCCAAAGGATCTATTATTTTCATTTTATTTTGTTACCTTTCTGATTGGATCCAATATCATATATTTATTTCTTCTTCTTACCTTTACCTGCAGGAACATTATTTATTGTCGTTGGGGTAATTGATAGTAATCCTCCTGGTCCTCTTGTTTTTTGTGGTTTAATAATTCTATCTTGTTCTAGTTGTTTTCTAGCAGCACCAGCAGCCCCAGGAGCACCTTTCAACGGCAATTCATTTTTCTGCTTTTTAGTTGTTTTGAAATTAATTGCTTTTTGTTGTAAAGCAGTTGTTTTATCTGTAGTGGTTGGTTTTATGCCAGCATTCTTAAATTCTTTATTTGCTGCTTTTTTGCCTTTCTTATCTGCAATTTGCGCCCAAGTCTTGCCACAAGCAGTTTGAAGTGGAACAGAGAATGCTGTTGTATTTCCTGGATTAATAGTACTCTGATATCTATACGATCCAATTGTGGTTGATGCATTAAGATATTCCATACCTGGTTTACAACCTTTGTTTTTGTTGTTTGTTACTGTTGGTGGTTCTGGATTCACGAAAGTTGTTGGTGTGGGATTTTCGGGATCTCCAGAACCAATAAATGGACCCGGTGCTTGTCCTCCTTCGCCAGTAAATGGAGTATTTTCAACTGGAGAATATGAAGATGGAGATGGTTCTTGCTCGTAATCTACTTGTGTTGGTGGTTCTGCAGGCACTACAGGAGGAGCTGGTGGTACATAAGGAGGTAGTGTATTGCCAACAATAGTGGTGGCAACGACTGCTGTTGGACCCGTGAGACTCTCGGTTCTACTTTCTGTCACAGTTTGAGTTTCTGTTCTTACTGTTCTAACAGAAAGAATATTTTCTTGAACTCTATTAATCTTACCTTCCGAATAGAATTTCTCTTCTGCACTTGTTGTAGTCGAATTAATAAGTGAGTTTGAGGGGCTATTGGTGATTCTAAACAATTTAGAACCTGTTTCAAATCTTGGATTTCCAAAAACATTTGGATTTGGAATATAAAAAGATCCAATTAAGACACCAATAGTATCTGTAATCAATCTGATATTAGAAACTACTGCTTCAGCACCACTTGTCAGACCTCTTAATTTCATTCCTGTTTGGACGTAACCAAAGAAATCACCTTGTGCTTGTTGAGAAAGACTAAATGTATCTACGTTTAGAATGGTTGAAGTTGAAGAATAAGTTTCTGGTATGGGTTGTGATGAGTTGTATGGGTTTGCAGTAAATACTTCAGTTGGTGCATTAAATGGTCCATACTTGTGATTTGATGTTGCAACCCTAAACGTTATTTTGGGATCTGGTTTAACTGGCGCAACATTTAAATTAGCAAATCCAGGTGCAGTAGAAAGTTCAATATTGCCTTCAATAGTCTCTCCAACTTGGAAAGTGCCTGAAGTCATTGTGATTTCAAGTAGTTTGGGAGTAACAAACTTATTAACATCAATCCCATTGAAGAAGGTATAAACCCTAGTAAATGGTTTTAATCTTCTAGAAACAAATTCAATGTTTCTAGATCTCATAAAGGAACTAATATCTGTACTTAGTACAGTATCCCCTAGCGAAACATTCTTCAACTCTTCTTTAGTGATTTTTCTAACACCAGATCTTGTGGTTGTTCCTGTTTTAGTTACCGTTTCCAAATCTTCCTTAATAATATAATATCCAACATTAACTGTTCTGGAATCTACCGCTTTTGTAGATCCAGTCCAAACAGTTTCCCAAGAACCCCAAGTTACTGGACCAAATCCACTTTGACTGTCTAGTTCTGAAGCAACAATTTGGGATTCTGATTGAATGTAGTTTGTGGCAACTTCTGTACTGTTTGCTGCTAATCTTACTACATCAACCCAAATATCAGAAGATGGAGTAAGATTAATAGTTCCGCCATAATAACCGACGCGGTATGGAGCAACAGATTCAACTCTTGTTGCGTATGGTTGATTTATTTCTTCAACTTCATAATAATCTAGAGTAATAAGTCCACCAGTCTTTTTGACATTTGTACCTATCAAATCGCTTACAAAGTTTGGATCTACATTTGTTGAAGTAACTCCCAATCCAATAAGAGAGTTTGAACCCAAAATTAGGTCAACTTCTGTTGTATACGGTGCAGGTCTTAATTCAGAATTAATGACATCAATACTATTTTTTACGATAGTTACTTTTTTCTGAGTCGAAGTTGTAGAAAAATCATCTACAAAGAATCCGGACTTAAATCTATTAAGACCGTTTACATCTCTAACAAATAGATTTGATGTGTCAGACTCTAAAAGTGATAGTGAAGTATAGTATTCTAGATTTTTAATTCTATTCTCAAGAGAATGAATGTCTTTCATTCTATATCTCTTGTGTTCTGCAAGATTTAAACTTGCATCATTGACATCACATAAGTATGCAGGTAGAGTAATAGTTGCAATATCAAGTGCGTCATCAATATCAATTGGTGGTTGTGGATTCTCTGCTGGTTCTCCTTTGTTTAGTTGGAAAACACCATCTTTAGTTAGATAAATCTTATCTATTCTTGGCAGATAATATGAGTAATCAAATAAGATGGATTCGTCAGATGCCAAAATACTGGAAGCAGAATTGCCACTTGAAGTAAATGATCTTGCATTAAACTCAAATGGAGATAATGAAGAGGTGGTTACGGTAAAGTTAGAAACTCTTGGTCTAATATCAATAATATCTGTATTTCTTATACCATTGACTGATTGAATATCGCAATAATCAAATTGATTGTAAGAACTTGCGGTTGTTAAATCTCCTCTATCTGATGAGGAGAAACTTGCCGATTCAAAAATTATTTTTAGTTTTCTTGTTGGTTCCTTTGCGGATGCCTTTCTAATAATTCTTGCATAATCATAGATTGTTTCTCTTTGTCCATTATCAAAGATATAGTTCGAAATAATATTATTATCACCACCATTAACTGCAGTAATGGTTGCGGTAATTCCGGATTCTTTGAAAGTTACAACTTCATTGACTTGGAATTTATTAGAATTTCTTGCAACGTAAGAAACTTGCAATGCATTTAGTCTCTCAGCATATACGCCAACTGCACCACTAAGTGATCCTACAAACTCTTCTCCAATCAATAGATCATCAGTTTTTGCTGTTGGACCATTAATAGTTGTTAAAGTTAAACTTGGTAATTCTGCATCAGAAGTATCATTGGATTCGTAGATTCCATACAGTACTGTTACATCTGGTTGCAGTAAACAGATTTCCTCATCCTGAACTCTAGTTCCATATGGATAAGTTCCATATGTCAAACCATCATTATTGGTTGTTGTTCCTGTTCCAGAATATTGATATTTTGATTTGTCAACTATTACTGATTGAATTCTATTTTTATTTTTTACTTTAGAATCAATATCAACTTTTCTTAGGGTTGCAATTAGTTTTCCAGTACCAGAGGAAGTTGACAATCCATTTATTGTTATTTCTCTGCCACCACTAGAGAATACTAACTTATCAGAACTTAAACTTTCGGTAGTTCCGTTATCTGTAATGAGAACATATCTTTCTTCATCATATGGTAGGAATGTCTCATCAGATTCTGCAATTATAGTATTTGTGGAATTTGTAGATATAGTTACATTATATTGCTTTCTTACAGTTAATGCAGAATTAGTTAGATCTACCGATGCAATATTTCTTTTTGGTAGGGTAGTGTATAATGTATTATCTGCAGATGATTGAAAGTTAGAAAATAGAATTCTAAAATCACTTGGATTAATGGTTGTTGTAGGTAAACCGCCGTCACAAACTCCAGTTACTGTTGTAATTCCAGAGATGGTAATTGCACTTTGAGATACTGTTTCTATCTTTGCGAAAGTATTTACTGACAATCCCGGATTCGAAAAAGCAACAATATTTCCTACAGTTGCAATTCCTGTAAAAATAAAGTCTGATGAAGTTACTGTGCTTATTCCACCACCAGTTGCGGTAATTTGAACTTGACCAACATTTGCCAATATTGACTGCTTAACATCTGCGGTAAAAGTAGAAGCACTACCAACTATACCATAAAGAGATTTTACGTCGTTAGTTGAATATGCAGTTACTGCAGTAGAAACTCTTGTATTTTCTATACCATCAAAAACAAACTTTTCGCCAATTACAAAAGTTCCTTTAGTATTATACGCAGTAATGATACCAGAGTTTGTTGCATTATATCTTAAGAAACCCACAGCCCCACTTGATTTGCCTCTGATATAAGTTGGAGTTGTTAATGTAATAGGTTCATTTAACGATATTTCTGTATATGTTTGAATATCATATAAGGCAATATCCCACTCATTTGCATTTGGTGTTGATGTATTATATGATCCTGATTCTAAAGCAAAATCATATACCCTAGCAAGACCAATTTCTTTTCCTGGGGCAGAAATCGAGTTAGACCCAACTCTAGAATTTCTCAAACTTAGAGAATATGAAGTTGAAATACCTAATGTCGGAGATCCATAAACTCTATTGAGTGTATACGTTGGACCAGTAACATAGTTTATACTTTGATCTTCCAATAACTTTGTTGTTCTTGGTTTTTCAAAATCAAGATAAGTAGTTCCTACAACATCTATTTCATAACCACTTACAAAAGCTTTAAGTGGAGAAATTGTGTATGTAGCTAAATCATCCGATGCTTTATTGTTGTTGTATGTTAACTGATTTTCTTTAAAGACGCCACCATTTCCTTTTAAATCATCTAGAGTTTCTTTTACAGAAACGGATGGAGATTTTACATAATAGTTTCCAGACTCATCATATGTTCTTCTTGCTAATTCTTTTTCAATTACATTATAGTCTGGATTATTAATTTGCCTTTGAAGAATACCATTTCTTACTTCCAATAACTGAACAAAATTGGGAGTTGCTATTGGATTTGGATCATTAACTGGAATTTTAGTTAAAATTGCAACTATAGAAAGTCTATCTGCCCCAGGAGCTGCATAGTTAGAAAATCCCTGAGCATTATCATTTAAATCTATATTGTCATCTGGAGTTTCTATTACCTCAAAAACATCTAATCCAACTCTATAACTTGGATTATTTGAATACTGGTCTAGAATTATTGTCTGCTCGTCTACAGTTACAAAATGACCTCTTAGATAATATACTCCTTCCGACAAACTAACCGCAGAACCAATTGAATTTGGGTTTGATGAAATTGTCGCAGCAAACCCCTCATTTGCTTGAATAATAGTATTTCTTTCTATATCTAATGTATTTTGCTCCGATACGCCACTTTCAACGAGCAAAACTTCATTTGAAGAAAATCCTTGATAACTATTTGAAGCTACATCAGAGTTTAAGAAGTTTACATAGATTGTATTATTGCCCCTTTCAGAATCTTCAGAGCTCAAAACACCTACAACTGAAGCTCTAACCCCACTACTAGCACCTCTAATTGTCTTTCCAATTAGATATGGCAAATATGATAAAATATTAACTCCAAGATAACTTTCTTGTAATTCTACCGCATAATAATTATCAATATAATTAATATTTCCGGGTATTACAACAGAACCTTCCTTGAAAAAGTGATCGCCAACTTGTTCAATTTGACTTTGAAGCATTGATTGGAGAGTTGTGAGCTCTCTTGCTTGAACCGGATAACCTGGTTTAAATAAGACGCGATAGTATTGGTCTTCCCTATCAAAGTCGTCAAAGTATGGGGATACATTTAGGTTAGTTTGCTGTGGCATAATTCTTTAGAACTGCAAAATGACTTTGATATCTTCTTTTTGATTTGATGATCTAGTTATTGAAGGTCTATTATCAACATAAATTATGTTTCCAGAATATTTTTCTACTTCTGGATTTGACACTCCATTGACAAAGGTTTGCCCCAAATAATATCTTCTATTATTTATTGTGGTAGATACACCAGTAAAAGATGTATCAATACCCAATCCACTTATACCTGAGGCAGAAATAGTTATGGATCCTCCAGTATCTGGAGTGGCAGTAAATTGATTTAAATTAAACCCATATAGAGGAGTTGAATTTGTTGTTCCATCACTATTAAATCCAACTACTGTTCTATCTTGCCAGTATTTCAAAACTCCAGTATTTTTATCGTAAGATACGACTCTACCTATTGCAGTTGAACCAAGACCAACTGTTTGAGTAATAAAGGAATCTGCTACAAAGTTGGCAGTACTATATGCAGTTCCGACCAATTTCAATGCAGACAATGAACTTGCTTTATTTTTTACCAAAACAGAATCTGAAGCATATGCTAGGGGATTTTCTACAATGCCAACTCTTGCTATTTGGTTACCGACGATAAAATCTGGATCTTCAGTATCATTTTCAATTCTCGAATAAATTAATACCCTATACGCTCCAAGTTCTCTATAAATGTCATATCCATGACCATTTTGTGGAGGAATAATAACTTTAAATGAAGGTGGTGTTGTACCAGTTGGAACATTACCTGCGACTAAATCAATAGTTCCATAAGTATAACCCGAACCTCCATTTGTGATAATAGCAGATTCTACTTTTGAATCGCTATTAACTACAACTGTGCATTTGGCACCTGTACCGTCTCCATAAATTGGAACATTTGTATAAGTTCTATTTGCTGTTCCTATTCCAACTCCTCTATTTAAAACTTGGGCAATTTTAATTTGCCCACTGTTTAATGCATTATTTCTAACTGCAGCATAATCTGCGTTAGTTTCCCAATCTGAGGGAACTGGAATAAAATTAGTAGATTCAAACTTAACTAATTCACTTGGTTTAATAGTATAAAGATATTTCCATATATAACCATCCTCACTGTCACCCGCTGCTCTTGGTTCCAAGTCAGTAAATGTTGGTTCATCTAAAGAAGGTTTTCCAGTTGGATTTTCTGGATCAATACCATTATATAAACAAATATAAACTCTGTAATCACTATTTACGACATAAAAATTTGCAGAATATAGACTAGTAGAATTGGAAGGAACAGACAAACTAGTTCTACTAATATCATGTCTATACATATCATAGACTGTTCCAGAACTCCAAGTAACTTTTCTAACTACTTGTCTTACATCGCCACTTGTGATTTTTTTCAAAGCGATTATTGTATCCCAATAATCATTTTCCTGGTCAAAATTATCTTTTGGTGCAGGTGGAAGTGAATCCCAATTTGCATCGTAATTTGATGCATTAGGTAATCCAACAAAAGTATAATAACTATTAGAACTTGAAGTCGCCACCGCAACAAAGTTTTTAGCGTTTAATATTCTAAGTTGATCAGTTATAATCGCAGACATTTTTGTCGTTTTTTATCTATTTATAGTTATTATTAAACGCTTGTGGAATAACCAACATATCTCAGTGGATTAATTCTTTGAATTACTGCTCCAGTGGACAATCCAGAAATACCATTAATATTATAAGAATTGAAACTCAAAGGTTTCTTTCTGGTTGGAGCGTTTATCTTGCCCCAACTAAATTGTCCATAAAAATTACTGTAACCCATTCCAATTAATCCATTATAATTTGATACTTTAACAGTAACTCTCGAAACATTAGTTAATCCGACTCCAGGAACGCTTGTTTGTGCTATAGAAACTGAAGCAACTTTATATACGTTGTCAAGACAGGTTGTTCCTACACCAACAATTGAATCGGTGGAATCTAGTGAAGTTATTCCAAAACCAATATTGGAATTAAATACTGTAAAGTAATAATCAGTTTTTATTCCACTAATTCCAGTTGTTGCAACTCCAACAGTAATATTAGTATTTCTTAGATAAGAATCTGTTGGAATAAACAAATCAAATACAATTCCAGTTGTTGCAACGCCAACTGAAGTCGTAGAAACTCCAACAATTATTCCAAAGTCTCCTTCATATGAAACATCTTCAATTCTTTCTGATTTAAGAGATGGATATTGAATCAGAACTTGTGGGGGAGTTTTGGTTGTATATCCAAATCCTGGAGATGTAATCGTCAGAGAAGTTACAATTCCTGAGGTTATGGATGCTGTTGCGGTAGACGTTGACCCAATACCTACTGGATTTCCGATAACAACTGTTGGATTGGTCGTAAATCCTAATCCACCATTAGTAAGACTCAATGAAGAAATAGTTCCTGCAGTGGAAACTACGGCAGTTGCTGATGCACCAACTATAACGTCTTGAGAAGTTATTAAAATTTTTGTTTTAAATGGAGTTGTTGAATTTTCTCTATTGTCATCAAAGAAAATCTTTACGCTCTCCACAAAAATTTCGGTGGATGCAGTTCCTACATTTTTAATTATGTTAGTTGTTGGTTGAATAAGAGGTTCATATATTTCTCTATTTTTTCCTATTTCTTGACCACTAATAATTTTATCTTCAGTTTGCCTACACCAGATCAAAGGCCTAGAAAGAGTTTCGTCAATTGACAATCCATATCCATTATATGGATTGGTTTGAACAATATCAGAAGAAACGATATCGGTAACAAGTCTTTCATCTTCTTTTTGTGATAAAATATCACTGTTTAATCTCACAGTATCTCCAGATTTGATAGTTTCTAAAACATCATTAAAGACAACATCTACCGATCCAGTTCCCTTATAGAATAATATCTTACAAGTATCCCCTTCTTTTGGTGGTTCTGAGAAAGTAAATGTACTTCCTCCAGTGAAAGTATATCCAGATCCGGGAACTTGTAAAATATCATTGATGAATATTAATAATATGGATTGTACGTCAATATTTGAACCAAATCTTGCTCGAATTGATGTTTGTACTCCATCTATTTTAATTGGGAAGTTTCTTCTTACGCCATTGAATAAGTTTTCGATTTTATCAATAACTTGGAAGTCCCCAACAGACCATCCTGAGAAAAGATCTGCAAATACTTGGTCGATAGTCAATTCAAATCTACTAAATGGTTTTGAAGAGTCTGTTGGAATTCCTGTCAATCCTCCAGTAGGAACGGTAAGAACTTCAGAAACTTTATATGCATAACCTAGGTTTCTAATTTCAAAATCAACTATACTAGATCCCTGCCCAACAACAATATTGACCGTAGACTGAGTTCCAATTCCAGAAGACCCTGGAGAGTAAATTAATGGAATATTATCATAACTACGTGGAGATTCAAATACGACAATTGGTGGATTTGACGACGTATAACCAGATCCTGGATTTGTGATGGTTATATTGTTCGAAATGCGCCCTGACGAAATAGTGGAGAAACCAATAAACTGATAATTTAAAATTCCATTGCTGGCAGTTTTTACACCAACATCGACTAATCCAACAGTCGGAGAATTCAGACTTATTAATGCCGAAGTTCCAGAGACAATAGATTGACTTGAAGTACTTGCTGAACCAATCAAAATATAAGTGTTTCCAACGCCCACAATAGGAACATTTTGGAATATTGATCCTATTCCTATTGTATTTGAAGTTGAATATTGTAATTTGTTGAGAACTCCATTTTGGTTGTTTATTGGAATAATTGTGCTTCCTGAACTAATATTTGTAGAAGTTTCTGCAATTATTTCATAATTTTCATGACCTCTATAACCAGATCCAGAATATCCAACACTAATTGCAGAAATAGTACCTGCAACAGAAACTATTGAAGTTCCCCCTGCTGAAATTAATGGTTGATAACCAAATCCTTGAGTAGATGCTACTGAAACAATAACTCCTCCCCTAGGAACACTTGCATTATTAATATCATACGCAGTTGACGATATAGTTCCAGTAAATGCTAAGGTGGTTATACCCGCATTTTCTCTTAATTTATAATCTCCATTAATATTGACGGTTCCAAGTCTCTGTGGTTCTTGGAAAACATTGTTTATCAAGAGAACCATTCCGCCTGTGGAAATTCCAGTAATATTTGAATTATAAGATTTTAGAATAAATTCGGTGTTTATTCCAGTAAACTGTTCTGATAATCCATCAAAAATATAATTCTTACTATATGGTTCATTTATATCATCTTCTATTCCTGATCTCAGAAAGACTCTTCCTGCAAATGTAGAACGAGTAGTAATGCCAGTGTAATCCCTATCATCAGGTCTATTTGTTATAGTTCCAATTGGTGAATTTCCATATGGTGCTTCTACAAAGTGAATTGTGTTATTAATGATATTATAGTTACCAGTAATCTTAGTAACAGTTGACCCAATAGAGTGATTCTCTGAATTTGTTCCCATCCAACCTCGATCAACCAATAAAGCATTGGTTGATCCATAACCAACAGTATTTACCTTTACTATCTCATCGTTAATCTTCAGTAAATCGCCACCAAAAATAGAGGTTATTCCCGAAAGAGTTAAATCAACTACATTGAAGGCAACATTTTTCGCTAGAGTTGTAGTTGTTGATGTGGAGACAATAGGAGATTGAATAAAGTTGTCAATGGTTACCAAACATTTTGTATTTTGTTTTTTGGCAGTGAATGAGTGTGTTGTTCCTATTCCAACTGAGGTAATTGTAAGAGGTTCTGGAATTGCTTTTAGTGCCTTTTCCGCACTTGCTGCCAATCTAATATCAAGATCATTTACTTTAATTACGAATACTGATGAAGGCAATAAATCAGTTGATCCAATTCCGGTAATAGTTGTTGTTGCAATGCCAATAGGACTGCCATTACCTTGACTATAAATAAGTTCTTCTCCAGTTACGTAAAAATGTTTTGGAATTCTTACTGAATTGTTTGTAACATTTACCGTTGTTGTATTTGAAGCATCAAATACTCTTTGGAAGATTGGTATTTGCCTATGTTTTAAATCAAATGATCTCTTAATAGAATTGTAAATTCCTTCAAATTCCCCATAAGATGTTTCTATGTTGGAATTTGTGAAATCATATGATTGTAAAGTATTTGCCGTACTAACAACTTTCATTGAGTTTTGATAAACTTTAACCTCTGCTGAAATATTTGGATTAGGAGTAAATGTTAATGTTGTTCCTGTTATAGTACTAACACCAACTCCAAAAGTTCCTAATCCGGAGGAGGTTTCTATGACACCAAATTCTGATACATATGCTTCAGTTTCATCATCAACAACTACTAGTTCAGAAACTTGATATTCATCATTCGTAGTGTCTTTAACAACTGCAATATAGTAGGCCGATCCATATTCTTTAGAATATGTTGTTATTCCAATTTGAGTAGGTGTTGGTGACGAAGAAATAGATACGTATCCAGACCTTACTTCGCAATTGTCAAATGATAATGAGGAAGTACTAATTCCTACATTTGTACTAGCAACTGAAACTCTAAGTGTATTAATAACATAGGTAGTTCCCAATCCAACATTTGGCGTAAAATCTAAATTGACATTTGATCCAGAAATATAAGCGGTATAAGTTCCTATTCCTTCTCCGACATATCTGACTCTACTTGAGTTTGATAATCGACCATATTCTACGATGCTTACATCAGTACCATCATTCAATAAAGTTATTTCATCAAACTGGAAATATGTACCGTTTGTAGCAGAGAACTGAACCAAGACTTTTGATGCCAAATAAGTAGATCCGATACCAACAATATTTGTCTGTGTGGTAGTTCCTGCGGGAACTGTTGCTGTCGATGATCTTACATCAATTAAACTGCCAAAAGAAGTACTTCCAATACCAGAAGAAGTATCTCTAATACCATATGATATTACACTAATATCATAGTTGCTATAAAAATAACTTAGTGGATAGAATTCTAGTGTTCCTTCAGATCCAAAGATAGAAAAATCGAACGATCCCAAATCAACACTAGTTTCTGATCTAGCATATTGATTTAAGTATCCTTCCAATCCATCATGCATTAAAGAAACAAGATAAATTTGTCTGAGACCAGTAAATCTCTTGTCTCTCACATAGGTTATGTATTTCTTAGATCTAAAATCAGATAATCTAAATGAATCTACATTAGAATAATTTTGTTCTGATGGAAGGTTGGAGAATTGGTCACTAATATCATCTATTGTAAGAACTCTATTTCCTATTGATTGGAATTCATCCTGTAAAGAAACAGAATTTAAAATAATTTCTTTCGAATAATAATCAGAATCAATATTTAATGCCTTTTCTCTAGCAAGATCAAAATCATAAGTACAATTTAAATCAATTTCTCTTACTAAATCTGCTAAACCAGAGAAATCTCCATTATCCTGTGCTGTTGATATTCCTGTAGAAGTAGAATCTACAGATTCGATAATTAAATCGCTAAACTTTTTAAATCCACTAGTATGGTTGAGATTACCTATCGATTCATTCCAAGTTTCATAATCAACTTTAGATTTTATTGAATATGAGAAATTTTGGTAGTAATTGTTATCAGAAGTAACTTGTAACTGATTATTTAAAAATCCACTTTCCGATTTCCATCCTTTTTTTACAATTGATGAAGCATTCACCGCATAAACTGCGTCAAAATCGTCAACTGTGCGAATTGAACCCTTTGCTTTTGAGGTTTCACCTTGAATCATAGAATTCACTTCAAATATGTCACTTGAAGATAACTTCAATTCTTCTGTATATTCATTCCAATTTAATACAATTCCGCTTGAAGATCCACTAATTGCCCTTTCGCCCTTAAAGAATTTGTATTTTTCTAAAACAGGATTAAATATTGGGAAATACTTTTCTGGCACAACAATGCCTGCAGAATTTTCAGAATCGAAGGTTCCTGGAGATTCTGAAGTAGATAGATAATTTGAGAGGTTATAGACAATATTTGCACCAGAACCACCATACTGAGGATTCGCTGAAGTTAAAGTAAATAGAGAATAGTTATAATTCTTGGAGTTATATCCCTTCGAGGTTAATGCTGTTCCAACACTTGTATTTTCAATTAAAACCCTATCTCCAACGTTAAATGGGAAGATTTCTCCAAAACTATAGTTGACATCAAGTTCAACTGTTACATTTTTATTTGTACTATTGAAAGTAACATTTTTAATAGGAACTCCATTAGAGTTGTTGGTTGGAATTATTAATGGTTTTGTGTTATAAATTCCTTCAGTATTTTTTACAATTTCTACTGTTTTTGAATTTATGTCATATTTTAAATCAACATCACTAACAACCTGGTTTGTATAGGAATCAATCACAACAAGTTCAGGAGAAATGCTATAATTAATTCCTACAGAAGAAACTCCAACACTCTTAAATATTGAAAGTGGATTTACTTTAAATATTTGAGGTAACTTGGAAGTTGGGCGTAAAGTTGTATCTGCTGGGTAATCAAAACCAATATCTTCTATTTCTACTCTATTAACTTTTCCGATAGAAATTGTAATTGGTTCTAAAATGGCACCACGACCACTAGTAGAAAATACCGATGTTATGCCAGGAGAAGTGTCATAAAGTCTTCCTGGAGATTTTATTTCAACATCTTTAATTTCTCCACTTGTATTTTTAGAATTAGTATAATATTGGAAATTTCCATCAGAACTTGTATACGACAAACTTTCTGGATAATCCAGAATATTGAAAGTAAATGTTGTCTGTCCCACTCCAACTACGTTGTGGAATCCATAATATGAACTTTGAGATAAAATTAACCTATTATTTGCACTGATGTTGTCATTATCTAAAATAATTTCTTTTTTAGAAACAAGGTTATCTTTCAAATCAACAGGAACCAAGTTATAATATAAATCAAAATCAAGGTTTTCTGTTGTCAAAGTAATAGAAGAAGTTGAAGTTACCCCTATTGTACCAGTCTTAATGACATCAAACTTTGTTGAATTTGATGTTTTACTAAATTCTTCAGTAAAATCTGAATTTGTATATAGTTTAAAATCAAATGCAGGATAAGAAAGAGATCCTTTAGCATATGATAAAGAACTATCGGATAAATCAAATTTAATTACTTGATTGGAAATAGCAAAAATTCTTGGATTAATTAAAGATAATGTTCCGGAAGAAGCACTTGTAAAATCAATTATTTCTGGAATATCTTTAGTTGCATTATAATAACTTGAAGATAATTTAATTGTGTCCTTATTAAATCTGACAACATAGTATATCTCGTCATTCACTAGACCGCCAATTGCAACAGTTGAATTGTAAATTACTTTTTCCCCAGTTTCATATCCATGATTCTGAATTGTAATTGTATTATTTGCAACACTAACGTCAGATGCTTCAAAAGATTTTGGATTAATTATCAATCTTCTGTTCTTGTCATTATATTTTACGACAATAGTAGTTGTGATTCCGGGAAGAACATCAAGGTAAACTTTATCGTTTGGTTTTAAACCGTGAGTTGATGCGGTAGAAACGGTAACAGTATTTCTTACAAATTCTCCAGTCAAAACATTTGAATAATTAGTTTTGAAACTATGGTTGATTCCAGATCCAAGATTTGTAAAGAATAATGTAGAAGTTGTAATACTACTATCGATTCCAACAAAAGATCCAGTAGATCCTAAACCAACTTTATTTGTAGAAATGCCAATTAAATCATCAGAAACTTTAGCAACATAAACCGATTGATTATCTGATAACTGAAAACTACTTACTCCATTGTCAGAAACAAATAGTGGAGATCCTCCATTACTCGTATAAGTTAACTCCTCTCCAGTTTCTAATTTATGTGATGGTATGTAAATTGTCTTTGCTGGGACAAAAATATTTGTTATTCCTGCACCAGGATTAGAGAAATATAAAGTTAAACCTATTCCAACGCCCGCAGACGTTCCTAAAGAAACAGACTCTGCTGGATTGAAATATATTTCTCTATTTAAATTATAGTTTATATTTACACCTTTTGAGTTATCAAAAGTAAACTTTCTAGTTTTTTCATATAAAACTGTGGAAGCGGTGTGTGCAGATCCAGGAGTAGATTCATAAGATCTCAAAACCTTCACTCTAGAAGATAATTTGTCAATTGATAGAATCTTTACTTTTTCACTCTCAATGTGGTAAATATCATTTTCTCTTATATTTGGAAACTCTAAAGATCCATTTACATTAAAATAAGTAATAATTCCAGTGGCAGTTGAATTACCAACAGGTCCAGAAAGAGCAAGTGTGTCGGACCTAACACCGACTTGGAAAAACTCATTGAAAGAACTTACTGAAGTATTAAGTCCAGAAATCGATATGATATCTTTATTTACGAGACTGTGTGGATTAGAGCAGAATCCAATAAACTTCCCTGTTGAATTTAATGGATAAAATTCAACATTTTGTGCAAAAGTTGATGCAAAACTTATGGAATTGATTTCTTTTCCTTTCAGGTATGAAACCTCAACATATGCATCAGAACCACTAGTATTTGTATTGTTGAATACGACTTTATCACCGATCTTATATCCACTTCCACCTGTAGTGATTCCAATATCATTCAATCCTGATAAGAGGACTGATTTTACTTTTACTGTTGAATCTTTTACTTTAATTGGGTTGAAAACAAAATCATATTGAGAATTTCCACTTGTTAAATTATAAGGTGAAGTATTTCTCAATAAGTTATTATCTTCAAATGAGAATAACTCTTGATTGGTAAATTCTCTAGTGTAATTTAATTGGTTGGGAATTGATTTGAAAGTGTTTCCAATTAAATATGGGAAAGATGGTTTTTTGAAGTTTTTGAACGCACCTGAAGTTTCAGTAGATCCATTATTAATGGTTGCAAAATATGCATAAGTTCCATTTGGAAACTCTGGAGTTATGCAGAATCTTCCATTATGTTCATCTAAATCTCCAGAATTGTTAAATTGGTAGTCATCCGTAAAAAATCCTTCTGGGTAAATTTTTTGTCCTGAAGATGATACTGGGTCCGGTCTTTCTGGAGAAACTTGAGAAATATATCCCGATATCATCTCTCTAACTGTTCCCCCTGAAGGAGAAGAATATCCATAGGGACCATATATTGGATTGCCATCATATGCCCATCCAATTATTGGAGAGTGTACATTGGATGTTACTTCTCTACTTCCACTAATACTTAAATCGGGAATAAAAACTTTTTTACCATTCACATAATCTATACCAAAAACAGTTCTTCTGAGTTTTCTTGGTGCATATAAATGGCAATACTGTAATCCATTATTCGTATATGATGATGTGTCAATAACTCCATCATCGTCAAGTATTTTATTAGAATTTAGGTTTTTTTCTACCTTATTGATTGTCCAGGATTGTATCTTACATTCTGGTTTAAAGTTTCTTCCTGCAGAGACAACTTCTAATGCTGTACCAACAGTATTAAATCCAACACCACCATTTACAACTTTAACATCGACTATTTTTCCATTACTAATTATTGGTGTTAAAGTGGCTGCTGTACCAATCCCCAACACATTGATAGTTGGGGCAGAAATATAATTACTTCCTCCATTCAAAACTAAAACTTGCTTTATTTGCCCATTGTTTACAATTGGAGAAAGTTGAGCTTGAGAACCTATCCCTAAAACTACTTTAGGTTGCCTTTCGTAGTTAATGATTTCAGAAGATCCATATCCAACTCCGGAATTGTTTACAAATACATTGGTAATAGATCCTCTAAAAACGGGTTGAATTTTTGCATTAAAATCTTGACCAGTTAATGTGGAAACACCTATCTTTCCTTTTACTGATATAATAATTTCTGGATAATTAAAAATGTGAGATGAAGATCCAATAGAAGTTAAACTTATAGTTTGTCCCGATTTAAAATAGAAATCTTTATTGGTTGTAGCAATTCCTACTTGAGAAAGTTTAAACTGATTATCATTTACTTTAACAACATAATAGGATTCATTATTTGATAAACCACCAATAACAGATCCAGTAGAAGTATATTTGATTATCTCTCCAGTTTGATAACCATGATTCTTTATATTGATAATATTTGAAGCGGTATTAATTCCAGAAGAGAAACAAGAAGTCTTTTTATTTGAATAATTGGATCCACTATCTAAAATACTAAAACTTATTATTGATCTCTTTGGTATAGATGATTCTAAATTATGAATTCCGACACCATATGAAGTCAAATCTACAGTATTGATACCAGAAACTGCATCATTTAAAGTTTTGTGCAGTTTTACATTATATGCATTTTGTACATTTACATAATACTGAGCATTTGTTGAAATTCCACCTACTGCGGTCTGCCCATCAGTTAGATATAGAACTTTTTCATTATCTCTAAATTTATGATATGTCGAAAATCCAATGGTATTGGTAGTAAGATTTACAAATCCAGCAGACTCTATAGAATTAAAAGAAACCCTATGTCTTAAACTTGTTAGATTTGGTTTTGCGACTGCACCAATGCCATTTCCGCCAGAAATTGTTACAATAGGATTTTCAATGTAATCAAATCCACCATCAATGACATCAATTCTTTCTAAAGATCCTTCAACATGTGCATATGCTGAAGCATTAGATCCATTAGCGTCATAAATTGAAATCTGTGGTGGATTGATCACATCATAATCTTCGCCTCCGTCAATTACATTAATTTGGTTGATGCCTCCATAGTAGACTTTATCTTCAGATTTATAACTAAATGCTTCTACTCCATTAACGAATATTCCAACAGGACCCGATGGTGTTTCTGTATTATCTTCATTATTTGAAGGAAGTGGAGTTGTTATATTTTTAATATAACTCTGAGGAGAAAAACTTAAAAACTGAATTTTTGTTTTTCTAAAGATATTATTAGTTACTGTTACTGTTGCTGGAACTGAAACATATTTCTTATTAAATAGGTCAGATTTGCTATTTGATAATTTTATTTTTAAATCATCTAGTTTTTGCACATAATAAGTCTTTGAAAGTATTCCCAAAGAATTTGAAGTATCAAACGGATCAATATATGTTATAGAATCTCCGGTATAAAGACCGTGATAATTATTCGGGTTTCCGGAACTTAAATCAAAAGTTTCTCCACTAAAAACTCCAGAGAAAACAATATCTGTTGTTTTTAGATCAATACTTTCATCCAAATAATTTGGAAGTGAGTTGGACGCAACGTAAATATCATCCTGAGTTCTTACATAAACGTTCTGAACGTTTGCCGCATATTGATTTAAAGAACTAAAGTTAGAAAATTTTGGTTTTATAATAATTCTTTCTACAACATATTTTGAATTTAAGTTGTTTATTTTTGGACCTTCAACACTTATTGAATTGTCATTATTAACTCTAACAACTTTATAGTTAGTACTAGTTCCATCAGAAGATATTAATCCGAGAGTATCTCCCAAATAAAATGTGTGAGGATCATAAGTTATAAACTCATATGAAAATAAATTTAGAGAAGGGTTTGAAGAATTCGGACCCTTAATTTGTTGTACATTAAATTTGTTTGCTAAATTAAATATCCAGTTATTTGATAATTCATTATTTCCTCTATATCCCAGAGTAACAGTTTTTAGAGGATCTCCTTTTGATATCAAATAAGTATCTGCATCATAAGATACATCAGACAAAACTCCGGTAATTCTTACTTTTACCGTCTCAGTTCCTACATTTGAATAAGCAAATGCATTAATTTTAACATCAGTTCCTTTTGGTATTTCAACTGAAGTGTTACTGTTTAATATAAATTGGGTTACATTTTTAGTTGAATAACTGCTAGAATACTCTACATCATTGACCTTATAAACTATAGTTCCTATTGAAGGAAATCCTATAGTTGAGTCTACGTCTAAGATCTGACTATTAGTTAGTGCAGTTGTAGTTAATTTTGTTGCAGCATGTATCGAAAAATTACCAAAAACTGACCCCTCAACAGTAAGATCTTTGTTATAATCACTGTCTAAACTTAAAACGTAATATGTTTTATTTGCTCTTTGAATTTTTTCTACATTAGTTATGGTTCCATACGCCTTATTAAAAAACGAATCTTCGTCTTGATATATGGTACGATTTACCATAGACATAGGATCACCTGAGATAGATTCTACTACTAAATCTCTAGTGATTCTATATTTTGCGTCCGATGGTTTCAAGAGGAAATCTCTTGGTTTTAAAACGTCAACATTTTCTCCAAATAAAGCTTTAAAAAGAATTTTATATGAGTCATCTGTTCCTTTTGACTTATAATAATCCTTTGCTTGCTTTATAAATGTTTTTTCGTTTAAACCATCTACAAATTCTCTGTTTTCAAATCCAGGAATTAACTGCCTTTTGAGTTTAGTTAAAAATTCTTTTAGTAGCAGAGAACTTAGATTTTCTACACGTGAATTGTTAGAATGGGTAGATATTCCTGAAGTAGAAAAAACTAATTGATCTGGTTTATTAGAAGATCTGTATGAAGTTATGCCACTAAATCCTCTTGTGCAATTAATGAATGATGTATTGGTCTTTCCTTCATAAAGAATAATTTCAGAATCAATTTTTATTATTCCATTTGTTTGCGGAAATCCGTATGTAGACGCAACATTAATTGTTTCGTCTACAAAATCAATATCACCTGTTAAAAATGTAGAAGATGGGCTTTGAACAACAAATTCAACAATATCTCCATTAACTGCAGGTTGAGTAAGATTGACTGCAGTTGATTGAATAGTAAAGTAGTCTACATTTATACTTAACTTTGATCCATTTTTATAAACTATGAGATCGTCAACAGAAAAACCACCAGTAATTACAAAGTATGTTTGTGGAGATGTTGGTTTTGCAGTAACTGTTCTACTGAAAAGAGATTCTGCTAGATTATCAACTTTTACATATTGATCAATATTCTGAAGAACATCGAGTGTTCCTCCTTTACCCTCTAAAGAGTTATAATATTCTTTTAAAAACTCACCTACAAGTGGATATTCTTCCTGTACAAAGTCGGGCAGTTGATTTTGTACAATTGAACCAATTTTGACTCTTGTATTTGACATATTATTCTCTTATAATAGAACCATTACTGTAACTTGTTGTTTTTGTGTATGTTGATCCAGAAGGATCGTCTCCGGATGCAATTTTGTCGGGTAAAACGTCTAAACTAACATCACTAATATTGAGATTCAAATAAAGATCTTGTAATCCAATTATATCATTAGACTCTGGTATTGCAGAAATCTCTATGATTGATTCACCTTCATTTCTAACAGTCTCTAAAATATTGATGGCATCTAAGTTAATCTCACCTTTTACATAATCAATAGTTCCGGCATTAGCAACTAAAATTCTATATTGATCCAATGAATCTAATCTAAAAATGTTAATAATGCCAGTTATTCCATTGCTATCAGGTATATCAGTCAAATAAACAGGATCTTCAATACCATTGATATAAAATCCAGATGATTTTATGTTAAAACCATCGATGTTTTTGATGTGAAACTGATTTCCAAAGCAAATTTCATATGTTGCTAAACTATTTAACACTGGTTTCAAATCACGTCTCATTTGAACCGTTGTTATATTAGAAGTTATTGATTCGTGACTGTCATCTATAATTCTTAAAAATTTGCTATATTTAAATCTTGCCCCATATTTGTTTAATTCAGAAGAATTTGCATACTTTTGTATGTTGTTATAGACAATACTCGAAACATAATCTGAAGATGGCGCATTATTGTTGTTATAGTATATTGTACTATCAATTTCAATAGAGAGGTATTTTAGATCTAATATTTCTGGTATAATGCCTGCTACAGAGTACTTCCTAAGCGCGCTTTTTATATTATCTTTTACGCCGTTAGAAACAAAGAAACCTCCTTCTGGTTTAATTGTAATAAAAACTTTTCCATACTGTGGTGGATCTAAATCTTCTCCACCAAATACAGAAACAGACTCTGCTTCTGGATATATTTGTGGAATAATTGCTTCATAGTCACTTGAAGTTACTGCTCTATTCTGTGCAGCGTAAATTCTAGTTGCATATTTTTTAATAGAATCTATGGATTCTATCTCCTTGCCGCCACTTGCTGCAATGTTGGTTGATATGAGAGAAATACCGCTTGTAACATCAAAGTTGTTATTATCTACGATAGTTCCATTAAAAACAAAAGAAGAAACTCCGTTTGCTGATTCTCCATTTGTAATGATATATGAAATTTCAACAATATTTTCGTTAATTAATTTTTTACCAAAAATACCATCTCCAAATAAAACTTCATATCTTTGATCTTCAATCTCTTGAATAAAGAAAATCTTTGATTCTGAGTTAATATCTAAAATATTATTTGATTGGATATATTTTTTTCTTGGTCCAAGAGAACCGTCTCTAACTTCAACGCGAATAAGAGAAGAATCTATATTTGCATTGTTTAAAATAAACTTTTGATTTGGATCTAGCGAATTTACTGTATATGTTTCGTTGATATAAGTACCTTCGTAGATATCAATATTGTTAAAATCAGCAATTCCATTAATAACAGGAACAGTTATATCATCTGGAATAGAGTAAACATAACTTACTCCGCTAAATGATCCAGAAGTAGTGGATACAATTCCTTTCTTTAAGGTTAATGTAAGAGGTTTTTGTGGAGAAGGTGCTGTAGAAGTATCTACAAAGAAAGAAACATTTGCTTTTGATGCTGTTCTTGATCTTGGAGTATACCCAATGCTTCTTGCAATGGAAACGACATTTTCTCTAAGTGTGGCACTATCAATAAAAACCTCATTGCTAACCATGTTAGCATTATATGAGGAAATATATGTATTATACGCTAAAACATCTAAGATTATAGAAAGATTAGATCCTTCAAAATCATAATCAGTAAAATTTGAGTTCGATCTGAGATAATCTCTAATCGAAGTTTTGATTTGATCGAAATCTAGGTTTGTGAAATTAACTAGTGCCATTTATCGTGTTGGTTGTAATGCAAATGTTAACTGTTGTGGTAATACATCAACACCAACTATGTAATAACTAACATTTACGCTAAATTCGTAATCATCATAATTTGGGGTGACTACAACATCTATTAAATCAACTCTTGGTTCATAATTTTCAATAGTGTTTCTGATTTCATCACGAAGTATAGAAGCACTAATATCATCAATATTTTCAAAAAGAGACTGATTTACCTTAGAACCAAGATTTTGATTAAAAAATCTCTCTCCTGGTTGAGTCAAAACTAAATTACGTATAGAACGTGCAATCGCAGTCTCATTTTTGATCGCAATCAAGTCATAATTCAGGGGATTAACCTGAAAGGATAAACTAATATCTTTAAATGCTTTGCTTATCCTTTCAGAAGGCATAAGAAATGATGATAATTTTAATAATCTAACTTATTTATTAACGATTTTTTGATTCATAGAGGGGTTCTGTCCCATATTCCCAATCATCATAGTCTTCATCATTGCGAATTTTTTCATGAATTTCATTTTGATGATAAAAATCGTGTTTTTTTGGGTTTAAATCGTCATTTGCGATCTCTCTAAGCATTTTTTGATCCATTTTTGCTCCTGATTATTGAAAATCAGAACTTTTTACGGGGTTTCTATCCCGAATTATCAAAAATATTTGTATTTTGTCGATTTAAAGTATAATTTTTCTGAATGCGAATGTCAGAATTCCTAAAAGTCCAACATTCTCCATTACTATCTAGAAAGACAACCCACTCAAGATCATGTTCCTGCGAACGATCGATTACAAAAAAAGCCCAGCCCTTACCTTTTGGAGTAAAGACTGGGATTTGAGGATTAAGTTGAATCACTTTCCCTGTCCGCGATACCTTTTTTTACGCCCATTACGAGAAGTCGCACTTAGCAATGTACGTGCCGAACGTCCTTGACGTGTTTTCTTGGGTGCGCCAGGTTCAAAAATAGTCTTATTAGATCCACCGCCTTTAGCCATTTGTAATTTCCTCCATTTCAATTAAATTAGGATCAATGTCTTCTCCCGAGTAAAAACGCTCTGAGAGATCTTGAAGAATCTCAGTACAGTCTTCTGCACTGAGATTTTTATAAATTGTACGACCTTTATATAAAAGATTGTAGTGTTTGTTCATCAGATAATACGAGTTTTTTCATGTCCAACGCGAATACGAGGATCGCACCAGACTTCAAAGCCCGCTGCTTTTGCATCAAGACAGAATGAAACATCCTCACCACACATATCCTGAACATTGCCAGAATCAAAGACTTGCATCTTTGGAGCAAACCAAGGGTACTCAAGATTTTCAAATACTCCATTCTTAATCAGCACCCAACCAAATCCAGTGTAATCAACAGTAAATGGTTTGCGACGCTTTGAGATAGACTCGACAGTTTCATGGTTCATGACTCCGCCATTTTTACGGAAATCATCTTCTTCCAACCAGTGTGCGACAGAAGTTGTGTGACCATCCTCAGTTGCGTACCAACCTGCGACGATTTCCTTCTCCTCACCTT